GAGATACTTGGCTCGTTCAAGAAAATTAAAGACATAATACCTATGATCTGTGCAAAAACGGACTTTACAGCTGTCGAAATCTCAAAATCGAACGATATTGTTGGATGTCACAAGGCGGGTCCTATTGGTTCGTATTCTTCTACCGATTATCATGAATATTTAGATAGGCATAAACTTGAGTTCTTATTCCCTGATGAAATTCCTGCACTTACTGATGAAGAAGGTAGATGGTTCATTAATATGATACAATACATAACAACTCCTTCAATACCTATTAAAACTCCAATCTCTCTATCTATGGGAATGTCAGCTCAATCGACTAATGAAGTTGGCGGTATGTTGCAAGTGCCAATTGAGATGGTGAAAATTAAAGACGATTACGTACCTATTAGGTTTGATTACGAAGATGCGGATATGGAATCGATGAGGAGTAGTTTAAGGGACTTACTATTGCAATATCCACCAGAGTTGAACAATTTAGAGTCGAAATTCATTGAAGCGTGCACTACAAATTCAGCTGGTGTAGACCCAATGAAATTAGCAGCCATACGCAAAGAAATTTTAGATGAGCTTGGTCCCGATAACCCCGATGCAAAAGAATTAGCTGCAAACGCTGGAGTTAGAATTTTTGATGTGCTGCGCGTAATCTTAAAATCGTTAAAGTCGTTAGACGCGTTATTGCATGAATGGGATACAATTGGTGTTTCTGGTATTAGAGTTCAGGTAGGTAGAAGGAATCGTTTAATTCAAATGCTTGCTTCGGTGTTTATGTGCGCTCCATTTTTAATTAAAGTCATATTAGAGGACATCATTACTAATTCAGGGATCGGTGCAACAGGGAAAACGACAAATGATGTTCGAGATACTCATGAAATATTATACGCGTCTGGTAGGGAACTTTTCATATTATTCGCTGATGTCACTGGTATGGATACTAATACTTATGGCCCACAACAACGATTCCTCACTGAGATTATTACAGATTATTTAAAAGGTAAGCGGGAATTGAACATACCATATTTCTTAAATAAATTAGATGGTGTATCGCAGCCCATTGAAGTGGAGAAGATGACTAAAAATAAGCAAACCGGAAATTGGGACAAGTCCCGTGAATTTATATCTGTGTTAGAATACTTTTGTTATTTGGATTCAACCTTAATAGATGAGAAGAGACGCGTGTCAGATGGATACTTCTTTAGAGAAATCGTTGCTAGTAATATTACGTTTCCGTCTGGTTCGTACAAAACGTCGACACAACACACGATGTTATTAATCTTAGTCTATTTACGAGTTAAACAGATCATGGAGCAGAAGTATGCTAAAGTGGGCTTAAAGGTGTATGCTCAAGTACTGGGTGACGATCAAATGGCATATGC